CCGAGCCCCCACTCGGAAATCCCCTCAACCAGTCAGAACCAGCAGGGACTGAGCGGATCGGAGTCGGATATTCCAACATCGGGCAGGATCGAGCCGAGACTCGTAACGCCCGTCAATGCCGGCGAGAGTTTCGGCCCTGCCCTAACCTTGTGGGCGAAGCGCGTGCTCAACATTGATCTCATGGAGTGGCAGAAACGCGTCGTCAATGATGCTTTGAGTCTGGACGAGAACGGTGACTTCATCTTCCGTGAAGCGTGTATCTCTACGGCTCGTCAGAACGGCAAGAGTCTGGTGATGCGTGCTGTCGCCGGCTACATGGCAACCGAGTATGCAGCGATCCGAAAAGAGCCTCAGACGATCGTCATTGTTGCCAACCAAAAGCGCCGAAGCATGGCCCTATTCCGTGACTTGGTACGCGACCTTGACCAAAAGGTTGAGTGCAAAGTTCGCTTACTGAACGGTGACGAGCGGATTAACTTCCCAGACGGATCATCCATCTCGGTCGTCGCTGCATCGGTTCACGCTCACGGCATGACAGCCTCGGTGATTCTCGTGGACGAGCTCTGGGACATCAGTCCTGAGGTTGTATTCACAGCTCTACGGCCTTCACAGATCGCAGTCAAGAATCCGATGATGATGATGTTCAGTACCGCCGGCGACCAAGGCTCAACAGTGCTCTTACAGCTTCGAGAGCAAGGGATGGCAGCGATTGACTCAGGCCGTACAGGTTCGCTGTACTTCGCCGAGTGGTCACTTCCGCCCGGAGTGAGTTTGGAGGATCGGCAGTATTGGGGCTGGGCGAATCCTGCGCTTGGTACAACGATCACAATGAAGGCGCTAGAGCTTGCGTTTGACTCGCCGAACCGTCAAGCGTTCATCCGAGGCCACCTGAATCTGTGGGTGGATTCAACTAACTCGTACCTACCGATTAACTTGTGGAACGATCGGAAGACTGTGGATCCGATGCCTCCGATCCAGTGGCTCGTCATTGACTCATCGGTTGATGAATCACGCTATGTCGGGATCGGTTGCGCGTATGACGGGACGCGCGTAATCGTGACGACCGAGTTTGTCGTGGAGTCTGCCCAACAGATGTGGGCCGAAGTCGTGACTCGAATGTCGGACGCGTCAGTCAAGCTCGCCTGCACTCCATCGCTGGAGATCCACTGCCCTCCAGACCTTCGCCGAAGAATGACGATCGTGGGCTATGCGGAACTGATCAAGTGGACAGGTGCAGCTCGTGCGATGATCGTTGAGGATCGCGTCCGCCACACTGGAGACCTTGCACTCTCAGAACACTTCGCTCGAAGCGTCGCCGTAAAAACGGCAGGCGCGATAGTGCTCAGTTCGCAGAAGAGTCCGGGCCCCATAGAGCTCGCCCGATGTTCAGTGTGGGGAATCATGCTCACATCACGACCGAGAGCATCAGCGAAACCTCAGATGGCTTTCGGCTGACCCTAGTGGACACGCGCTTGCAAGTTTGAGAGACTCGCAAGCGATGGCACTCTTCGGAAGTAAGAAGCAGGACGCGACCCCAGCGTTCGCGCACGCACCGCTTCAAGCTGCAGCAGGTAGCGCCTCTCAGAGCGGGCTGGGTCAATTTTGGAGTTACACCGTCGGGGCCGCTTCCGAATTGGCTCTGTCCGTTCCGACAGTTTCACGAGCGACACAGATGATCATCTCTCTCGTCGGCTCACTTCCCCTCCGCCATTACACGACACAGTTCAACGGCGAACGGTACGAGAAGATCTATCTTGAGAACGAATCATGGATGGACACTCCAGACCCAACCCTGACGCGTAACTTTGTCATGTCGAATCTGTGCATGGATCTCATGATGCGCGGACGAGCGTTCCTCTATGTGACTTCACGCAGCTCTGCTACTGGACGGCCTCTCGCTTTTCAGTGGATGCCCTGCGAAATGGTTGACACATTGGATCAGCCCGGCCCACAGTTCTTCGGAAAATCCAACCAGATCACATTCAACGGGATCAACATTCCGACACAAGATGTCATCCAATTTCTCGCACCCGTTCAAGGGTTCCTCTGGACAGGTCGCCGAGTACTAGAGACAGCGATCAAGCTGGATCGCTCCGCTGAACGCTTCGCCTCAAATGAGATCGTCGCTGGATACTTACAGCAGACCGACAGCTCTGAACCTCTTGACGCTGAATCACTTGGTGAGCTCGCTGCAGCATGGTCAAATGCGCGACGCGTTAACGCTGTTGGCGCATTAAATAGCGCCGTAAAATATGAGCAATTCGACACCGACCCAAGTCGCCTCCAGCTCATTGAAGCTCGCAACTTCAGCGCACTCGAACTGTCTCGAGCAATCGGAGTCCCTGCGTACCTTTTAGGAATCGGCATTTCTGGCTACAATTATTCAAACGCCACTCAGGCCAAGCAGGATCTTTATTTACTAGGCGCAAAGCTCTACATGGATGCCATTCAAGAAACGCTGTCGGGCTCAGACATTTTGCCTCGTAATAGGTTCGTGGAATTTGACACCGAAGATCTGATAGAAGATGTCGCAATGAACCGCACAGAGATAGACATTGAAGAACCTGCCTCCATGCGGACACCTCAGGAGATGCCCTCATGATTCGACTTACCGCTCAACAGATAACACTTGACGCTTCCGCCGATGGCGAACCATCACGCCAGATCACAGGACTCGCTGTCCCGTGGAATGTCAAAGCGACTCTCTCCGGTGGAGAATCGGTCGTCTTTCTGGAAGGCTCACTTCCCGAAGATGGCCCGATGCCGAAGCTTCTGGAATATCACGACGAGACACGCGTCATCGGACGAGTCACCGAGCGAGTATCAACCGCCGAAGGCATGATGTTCGTGGCAAAACTGAGTGCGACGAGAGCTGCGGATGATGCCCTCGCTCTTTTGGCAGATGGCGCTCTAGATTCGGTCTCCGTTGGCGCAGTGCCTACCAAGTTCAAGCGCCTCGCAGACGGGACTCTAGAGGTCTCTGAGGCTAAGTTCGTAGAACTGTCGGTTGTCACCGTCGGAGCTTACGAATCAGCGCAGGTCTATTCAGTCGCTGCCTCTTCACCCGAAGAGGAAGCACCCGACGAAGAAGAAGAAACACCAACCCCAACCCAACCATCCGAGGAGGATGAAATGTCAGAAGCACTAGAAGCAGCAGTACCCACTGCACCCATCCAGTACGCAGCACCGAAGCGCGAGTTCAAGCTTCCCACTATTGCGGAATACATGATCAAGTTCGCTGCAGGCGGATCCGAGTTCGCTGAGTTCAACCAGCGCATCGTTGCAGCTGCACCGAATGTCACCTCGACCGACACACCCGGCATCTTGCCAGTGCCGATCATCAGCCCGATCTACAACAACTTTGTCGCGAACTACCGTCCGTTGATCACCGCAATGGGAGTCCGCCAGATGCCAGCATCCGGCAAGGTCTTCATCCGTCCGAAGGTCACCACACACACGACCATCGGCGCATCCAACGGCGAACTCGTCGCACTCGATCAAGGCACTTTTGTCGTGGACGACATCCAGATCACCAAGGCCTTGTACGGCGGATATGTAAACCTTTCCGAAGAGTCAATGGACTTCACCTCGCCCGAAGTTCTCGGTGCATTGATTGACGACATGGCTCGCATCTACGCGAACGCCACCGACATCGCAGCTTGCACGACTTTCCAAGCCGGAGTTTCGCAAACCGAAACGCTGACAGACGACACCTCGCCAGCAGACTGGGTCTCATTCATCTATGGCTCAGCGAAAGACATCCTTGAAAACTCGAATGGCAACTTGCCGAATGTGCTTGTCTTGTCACCTAACTATTACGCAGGTCTAGGCTCATTGAGCGACGACTCCGGTCGTCCGTTGTTCCCAAATATTGGGCCACAGAACGCATTCGGCACAACTGCAGCGAGCAACTTCAACGGCAACGCTTTCGGCTTGAACCTTGTCGTGGATCGCAACATCTCAAACCAAGTGTATGTCGGTGACAGCACTGGCTTCGAATGCTGGGAACAACAGCGCGGAGCCGTCAGTGTTGAACTTGCAGACGGTGCGCTCGGTCGAGTCTCT